GGGATCCCGCCGGAGGCAATCACCCCCGCCGTCACTGCACATAAATTCACACGGTACAGCCGTTTTGAACCACGAGGAACTAAGAAATGCCTGATATTAAAGGAATCGGATACCTGCGCAACAAGCTCGCACAGAAGCGCGGGAGAATCGATCTGCGATACAGATTTTATGAGATGAAGCATCTTGCTAAGGACATGGAGATCAGCACGCCGCCCAAACTGCACGGATGGATGTCCTCATTTGGATGGTGCGGAAAAGCTGTCGACAGCCTGGCTGATCGTCTCGTGCTTCGCGGCTTTGAAAATGACACATACGGAATGTCCGACATATATCTGTTGAACAATTTGGACGTGCTTGCAGATTCTGCTGTGCTCGGAGCGCTGATTTGCGCGTGCAGTTTTATCTATATCTCGCAGGACGATTCAGGCTTCCCTCAGATGCGTGCTATTGACGGGCGTGATGCTACTGGCGTGATCGATCCGATTACCAACATGCTTACGGAAGGATATGCGGTATTGGAAGCTGACAAGATCACTGGCAGACCGAAGGTCGAAGTGTATCTGCTTCCGTATGAAACATGGCTGTATGAGGACGGGAAACACGTTTCCACGTTCAAACATCCTGCTCCGTATCCTCTGCTTGTTCCGGTGATTTACAGGCCCGACGCAAAAAGACCGTTCGGACATTCCCGCATTTCAAGAGCCTGCATGGATTATCAGGACAGCGCGGCAAGGACGGTAAAACGGTCTGAGATAGCGGCGGAGTTCTACAGCTATCCGCAGAAATATGTTCTCGGCATGGATCCGGAAGCGGAACGCATGGATAAATGGCAGGCTATGATGTCGGCATTGCTGAGGATTGATAAGGATGAGGACGGCGACAAGCCTTCAGTTGGGCAGTTCCAGCAGCAGTCGATGGCGCCGCACACTGAGCAACTTCGGATGTTTGCGGGGTTGTTTGCCGGAGAGACGGGACTCACGCTTGACGATCTCGGTTTCCCGAGTGCAAATCCGTCGAGCAGTGAAGCTATCAAGGCGTCACATGAGACGTTGAGACTGACCGCACGGAAAGCACAGCGGACTCTCGGCACTGGTTTTGTCAATGCAGGTTATCTTGCGGCGTGTCTGAGGGACAGCACCGATTACAAACGCAACCAGGTGGCACGGACAAGGGTTCTTTGGGAGCCTATTTTCGAGCCCGATATTAGCGCGATCGGCGCGATCGGCGACGCAGTCGGAAAGATTCAGACAGCATTCCCGGATTATTTCACGGAAGAAAAGCTAAGGGAGCTTACAGGTATTTGATATGGACATCACGCAGATTCTCAGAGTCTACGACAAAAGAATATCGGGGCTTTCTGTGGCGAATATCGCTGATTATGTGGCGGCTCAGAAATATGCACAGAAAACAGGCAAGGCGCTTGCGGATGTCATCTGTCAGTTTGTGGACGTATCTACGCTGACAGAGGCGGATGCTGTGCCGCTTTTCACGACAGCGCTTAAATATAATCATGGGAAGGTCCAGAAGGCGTGCAGAAGAGCGCAAAGAGCAATTAATAACAAAGCGCGTATTACTCTCGGACTTCTTGATGCGGAGTTTGACGCAGAGGCGGCGCGGACGGTTGCCCACAACGTGATTGATGCGTCGGAAGTAACGCCTGCACTTGTGCGAAATCTCGTGGTAAACAATTCCAACCATACTGTTGATGAATCTATTCGCATAAACACGGAGGCGCAGTCGGGCGTCGGTCTTGCGGTCCACATCACGCGGACTTATGACGATGTCGGTCTGCATGGCGGAAAAGATGATTGCCAATGGTGCCTCGACAGAGAAGGCGACTGGACTGATTACCAGGAAGCCTATAATGCAGGCGCCTTTGAACGACATCCAGGATGCGCTTGCGTGATCACATATGAGGTTGGAAAGACACGAACATGGTCAGGTGCGGGTTGGAACTGGAATAATCTCGACGACACTGGTCAATGAGGAAGCCTATGAACAGGAACAAAGACCCCGCGAGAGATAAGGAGGAATAGCACATGGACAAAGTCGGGAGACAATCCCCGACGGTGTCCGTAATTCTGCCTTATCATGAAACAAAAGGCCCTGAAGCTATTGAGCTCTACAACAAGAGCGAAAAGGATGCGCTTGAGTGGCAGGTCGCGCTCACTTATGACATTATGGCCGTTGACGACGACGGCCTGTGGGTCCATCAGAAATTCGGGTACAGCGTACCCCGACGCAATGGCAAGTCGGAAATGGCTCTTGCGAGATGTATTTGGGGACTTAAGAATAACGAGCGGATTCTGTACACAGCGCACAGGGCAAGCACAGCGCATTCCATTTGGGAACGCCTCAGCAGGCTTTGTGCGAAGTGCGACATCAATATTGAATCGTCATTTCGGGCATTTGGAAAAGAGCACCTGTATTGCGAGAATGACGGAATAATAGAATTCCGCACACGAACATCCACTGGCGGACTCGGCGAAGGCTACGACCTGCTAATCATCGATGAGGCGCAGGAATACACGCCCGAGCAGGAGACAGCGCTGAAATATGTCGTTACAGACTCGGCGAACCCACAAACAATCATGTTCGGAACTCCGCCGACAGCAATCAGCGCAGGAACGGTCTTCCCAAATTACCGCAAGAACGTTTTGCATAATGACTCCTATTCTTCCGGCTGGGCTGAATGGTCAGTGCCGGAGATGTCAGATGCGCATGATATAGACTTGTGGTATGAAACAAATCCTTCGCTCGGCACGGTTCTCAAAGAACGCACGATCCGCTCAGAGATTGGTGACGATAACACGGATTTCAACATCCAGCGTCTGGGGCTTTGGATTAAATACAATCAGAAGTCCGCAATCAGACGAAATGAGTGGGAAGCATTGCAGGTTAACAAGCTTCCGAAACTCAAGGGTCAGCTTTTCGCAGGCATCAAGTTCGGAGTGGACGGTCAGAACGCTGTACTGGCAATCGCCGCAAGAACAGAGGACGGCAAGATTTTCTGTGAAGTCGTCGGATGTCATCCAGTGAGAGATGGCATTACATGGATAGCTAATTTCTTGCAAAAAGCGGATGTTAGAAAGGCGGTTGTTGACGGAAAGAGCGGGACAGGCATCCTGCTTGACACCATGAAGAGCTTAAGGCTAAAGCGCCCTGAGACAGTGACGGTCGCCCAGTTCATCAAAGCCAACAGCCTGTTCGACATAGCAATGGAGCAGGGGACATTCGTGCACATGCAACAGTCGGCAGTGACGCAGGTCGTCACAAATTGCGAACGCCGGAAAATTGGAGCCAACGGCGGGCTCGGGTATCAGTCCATGATGGACGGTGCCGATATCGCATTGCTCGACAGCATGATACTGGCGCATTGGATATGCTCAGAAACAAAGGCAGAGAAGAAAAAACAGCATATTGATTATTAAGGCATCTCTTCGGAGGTGCTTTTTTAATACAAAAACTACGGATACCACCGGTTAAAGGGAAAGGAAACAAAATGGCCGAATTCAAAATCATTGAGACGCAGGAACAGTTAGATTCCATCATTACCACGCGGCTCGAAAGAGACCGCAAATCATATGCAAAACAATTTGAGGCTGATTACAAGGAAAAGGGCTGGAAGAGTCCGGAAGAGATTGAGGCGCTGACAAAAGACCTCAATGATCAAATCAGCACTTTGCAGACAGCAGCAGCAGACAAAGAAAAGATCATTGCGGACAAGGACGCAGAGATCGCCAAGGGCGAGAAATACAGGAACGACCTGGCTAAAACGAGAATCGTCATTGGAATGGGCCTGCCGATGGAAGAGGCCGAGCGTCTGATCGGCACAAACGAAACTGAATGGAAAGAAGACGCCAAGAAGGTTGTCGAGCGTTATCAGGGTTGGGCAAAGGCACAGAACAAGCCTTCCCCGATCGGCACGCCTGAGAGTACAGCAGGCGGCGGAACAACTCGTGATCAGTTCGCGACATGGGCGGCGTCGGCTTTTAACAATTAATTTTTTAGGAGGACATTATGTCTGGAATTTCTACAAATAGAACTAATATTACACTCCCCACTGACATTTCCGCAGAGATCCTGCAGAAGACACAGGAACAGTCCGCAGTCATGAGTCTTGCGAGACAGATCCAGCTCCCCGGCCGTGGCCTTACCATCCCGGTGATCACTTCCGATCCTGAGGCGGCATGGGTTGATGAGACTGCTGCTAAACCCGTAAGCAATCCCGGGCTTTCCACAAAGATCATGCAGGCTTATAAGCTTGCCGTTATCGTTCCGTTCTCTGATGAGTTCGCAAGAGATATGGGCGCTCTGTACGACGCTCTTGTCGCTCGTCTTCCGCTTGCGCTTGCCGCCAAATTCGATGCGACAGTATTCCACGGCACTGCTCCCGGATCCAATTTCGACACGTTTGCAGGCGTGACTGCTCAGACCATCAGCGGCACAGGCAACAGCTTCTACAGCGGAATCGTAGCGGCTGATGAGGC